CAGTGATTGATATGAGAGTACCAGAAATGACAGCATTTTATACAATGCAAGAACCATTTAGTGAATCACAGTTTAAAACAATAGGGCCAAGGCGTATATTAGGTATACTAGAAGGTGCTTCGGTACTTATAGCAAACGGCTCAAGTGAAGAGTCGACTGCACAATGGATACACGGACAAGTTATGGACGATAGACTGTGGCTTATTGGTGATGAAAGTCAAGACATCGAAGGTGCTGCTAATATTCACTTTGATAGCAAGTACAGAGATGAAAGCGAGCAAACAGACGGATTTAATACAGGTGGTGGATTTGACGGTGTTGAAAATACTGATGAAGAAACGGATCTTATAAACAGATTATTGAATCCTACTTCACGAGATGCTGCATTAACTGAGATTGGTCAAATATCTCCAGAAACTGAAATGCAAAGAGTCTATGATAGAATTTATATTGGATACGAACAAAGCCACGGCAAATATTTAGATGAAGATATTACTGATACAGACCAGTTAGGTAAGTACATAGAATCCGAAGCCAATGATATTCCAGACGGCTTTGCATCTATTATAGGTAGTATAGGTGTTCCATATGCTGCTCCAAGACTAATGGGTAAAATATTCAAAGAGAGTATGGAAAGTGGTTGGTTTGGATGGGGGACTAATGAAGACTTACTAGATGCATTGATTGGTCAGATACGTAATAGAGAAGATTATTTACAAGTAAATGCATTATACGACGGTGACTTGATGGACGACATTGATGCTGAAGATAGTAGTTGGAAAATAGGCAATGCAGGCCCTCAAATTGAAGCACTTAAACGTGCTATTGGAGGATTTACTGAAGCAGATGAAAGAGGCTTTAAACCAAGAGTAATTCGGTCGCTCGAAGCTATGAAAGTCCAACCAACTGTAGAAAATATTAAAAACTTTAGAAACAATATTACCCTAGATAATTATGACAACGTTGACCTTGACGCTATAATATATATACTAGACGAAGTTAACAACATTGTAGCAGCAACGACTGGCGCAACTGAAGAACAACAAGAAGAGTTTTTATTGATTGTTGAAAACTTTGAAGAAACATTTGGGGAACAAACTATTGGTAGACGTAATTCAGGCGGCTATGGCGGCGGCGTCCAGACAGGCGCAGAGTTAATTGGTCAATGGAAACTAAACAACAATATCGAAGAATGGTTTTAGACGATTACGATTTAGATGAGCATGAGCTTTATCTAAAATATCCACAGCACCATAAATGGTGGAATAAACTTTATCTAGCAGAAACCATGGGCTATAGTTGTGGTCCAGGTGGGGTAAGAATACCCAGCACAGGTGAATACGTAATACGTCCTATATACAATCTTATAGGCATGGGTGTATGTACGACTATAAAAACATTAAAGCAAGGTGATTGTACTAGTACACCTCCGGGGTACTTCTGGTGCGAATACTTAGAAGGCAATCATTACAGTGCTACATACGAAAATGTCAATGGTAGTTGGAAACCTATACACTGTTGGCAAGGATGGAACAGCAAAACAAATGTTGTAAAGTTTAGTAAATGGATACGCAGTGATTATACACCAACTATTCCAGATGCTATTGCTAGTATAACCGATATAAAATATATTAACATTGAATACAAAGGCGACAATCCTATTGAGTTGCATTTTCGTCCTAGTGGTAATCCAGATGGTACATCAGTTAGTAAATGGAATGAATATATTCCTATATGGCATGATACTACAAAGTTTGAAAAAGACGTACTTGCCAACAGAGGATACACATGGATAGATAATCCTTATGATGACTGGATGGAAGACATGAAGCCATATTTAAACGAAAGGCGGCTTGGATACTATGTACGGTAGAATTAACTTATCCAAAGTGGAATACGATCTGGATCCTGATATTTTCTTATACAAACCCAGTTGGAAAGAAGCAGTGTGTGTATACCAAGCCTACTGCAAATACAAAAAGTTTGACAGTGTATTTCCATTGTACAGTGATGATATTTTACAAAATGATTTTCATTGTTTGTATGTTGATGGTAAACTTGTAGCATGGGAACAAACAAGAATATATACAAACGATAAGATTGCATTCAGTGATCAGTTTGCATGGGATTATAGTAATCCTGAAGATAGTGTTGGCTGGAGATTTAGTTATCATGTTCCGGCGTATTACAAGTCGCAAGGATATAAGTATCTATACTTAGGCGACCATCACGACTATAAAAGTCGTATTCAAGGATACGAAATACTAGGTCCAATAAAAGCACTTGACATCTAGAAAAACGTATAGTATTATAAAACAATATCATTAAGGAGTATTGCATGAGCGATAGAGTATACGGCCAAGAAGAAAAAGCCAAACTAGAACGTCTAGTTAAAGAAGGCGTTACAGTATTACAAGAGATTGAAGATTTACAAGGCGGACTAAAAGAAACTGTTAAAGCAGTTGCAGAAGAACTAAATGTAAAACCAAGTCTTATTAATAAAGCAATCAAAGTTGCACAAAAACGTGACTGGGGTCGTGTACAAGACGAGTTTGAAGATCTTGAAACTATTGTTGCTACAACAGGATACGACACGGACGCTTAATGTATCAAATATTAACAGTTGACAAAACAAAATAAAAAGTGTATACTAAACACACATTAAGGAGAGTCCATGCCATACGTAGATGCATTCTTTGACAGAGATTCGGATATTATTCGGGTTGTTGAACGCAAAGACGGAAAAAGACATTACCACGAGTATCAATCAAAGTACACATTTTATTGTGAAGATCCACGTGGAAAGTACAAAAGCATCTATGGCGACACTCTAAGTCGTATTGTATGCAAAAACACAAAAGACTTCCGTAAAGAACAAGCTATCAACCGTGGCAAAAAACTGTTTGAAAGTGATATTAATCCTATCTTCCAGTGTCTAAGTGAAAACTATCTTAACCAAGATGCACCTAAACTAAACGTAGCGTTTTGGGATATTGAGACTGACTTTGATCCAGAGCGAGGCTTTGCTCCAGTTGAAGATCCGTTTATGCCCATTACAGCTATCACAATATGTTTGCAGTGGCTTGACGGTATGTTAGTTACTGTAGCAATGCCTCCCAAAGGAATGCCATTAGAAGAAGCAACTGCAATGTGTAAAGCACGTTGGGGCGATAGTGTTGTACTATTTCCAAACAGCGAAGAAGGCGAAGGACAAATGCTTAGTATGTTCTTGGACTTGATTGAAGATGCAGACATTCACAGTGGTTGGAACAGTGAAGGATACGATGTTCCATATACTATTAATCGTATTAAGCGTGTACTAAGCAGTGATGATACAAGACGTTTCTGTTTGTGGGGACAAAAGCCCAAACGCCGTGAGTATGAAAAGTTTGGTAAAACGTCAGAAACATATGATACTATTGGCAGAGTGCATATGGACTATCTTAACTTGTATCGCAAGTATACATATGAAGAACGTCATACATATCGATTAGATGCTATTGGTGAGTTAGAAGTAGGCGAAAACAAAACACCATATGAAGGTACACTTGATCAGTTGTACAACAATGACTTTGAAAAGTTTATTGAATACAACATCCAAGACGTTGCACTGCTAGACAAACTAGACAAAAAACTAAAGTTTATCGATCTTGCCAATGTACTTGCACATGAAAATACAGTGTTGCTACAAACTACAATGGGTGCAGTTGCACTTACTGAACAAGCTATTGTTAACGAGGCACACCGACGTGGTATGCAAGTTCCTAACAGACAGCAACACGAAGGTAATACTCAAGCAGCTGGTGCATATGTTGCATTTCCTAAAAAAGGAGTGCATGAATGGGTAGGATCAATGGACTTGAACTCATTGTATCCATCGGTGATTCGTGCATTAAATATGGGTCCTGAAACTGTTGTTGGACAGATTCGTTTGGACATCAGTGATGAACGTATTCACAATGACACAACACTAAAGAAGAAGAGTTTTGCTGGCAGTTGGGAAGGACGTTTTGCTACAGAAGAATATGAAGCAGTCATGGAACAAAAACGTGATGTAATGCTTACTCTTGAGTTAGAAAATGGTCAATCTCAAGTATTAAGTGCAGCCGAAGTTTGGAAGTTGATTTATGATAGTCATCAGCCATGGATGCTTAGTTCAAACGGTACAATCTTTACAAACGAGTTTGAAGGTGTTATTCCAGGACTACTAAAACGTTGGTACAGCGAACGTAAGGATCTACAGAAGAATCTTAAAAAAGCAAAAGACGCTAAGAACGAAGTAGAGATTGAATACTGGGACAAACGACAGCTGGTTAAGAAGATTAACTTGAACAGTTTGTATGGTGCTATTCTTAATCCTGGTTGTAGATTCTTTGATAAACGTATCGGACAATCAACTACACTTACAGGTAGAACTATTGTTAAACATATGAGTGCAGAAGTTAATAAGATTATCACAGGAGATTATGATCATGTTGGTAAAGCAATGATCTATGGTGATACTGACTCTTGTTACTTTAGTGCATATCCAGTATTAAAGGATGAGATTGCAGCAGGCAAGATTCCTTGGACCAAAGATAATGTGATAACACTTTATGACCAAGTATGCGAGCAGGCAAACGAAACATTTCCAGAAATGATGCTAAAAGCATTTCATTGTCCAAAGAGCCGTAGTGATGTTATTGCAGCTGGTAGAGAGATTGTTGCAGAAACTGGTTTGTTTATTACTAAGAAGCGTTATGCAGCACTAGTGTATGATATCGAAGGTTTTAGAACTGACATAGACGGCAAACTAGGAAAAGTAAAAGCAATGGGCTTGGACTTGAAGCGTAGTGATACTCCGGTGTTTATGCAAGACTTTTTGAAAGACTTGCTAGATATGGTTCTACAGAAAAAACCTGAAAAGGAACTACTCGAAGCCATTAGTCAGTTTAGGCGTGAGTTTAAAGATCGGCCTGGATTTGAAAAAGGATCTCCTAAACGTGCAAATAAGATTGGACACTATCAACGTCTTGAAGAAAAGCAAGGCAAAGCTAACATGCCTGGACACGTAAGAGCAAGTATCAACTGGAATACACTCAAGCGTATGAATGGTGACAAGTACTCGCAAGAGATTGTAGATGGTATGAAAGTTATTGTTTGTAAACTAAAAGCCAATCCATTAGGATTTACAAGTGTTGCGTATCCAACAGACGAGCTACGTATTCCGGAATGGTTTAAAGAATTGCCATTTGATGGTGATGCAATGGAAGAAGTTATTATCGACAACAAGCTAGACAACTTGATTGGTGTGTTGGATTATGACTTAGAAAGTACAAAACAAAAAACTACATTTAACAACTTATTTGATTGGGATTAATATGCGAGTAGGTATTACATTTAGTGCATTTGATTTGCTACATGCAGGTCATATTGGAATGTTGCGTGAAGCAGCAGAAAACTGTGATTATCTTATTGTAGGGTTACAAACTGATCCTACAATCGATCGTCCTGATACAAAAAACAAACCGGTACAAACACTAGTAGAGCGGTATGCTCAACTCAACGCACTCAAGTTTATTGACGAGATTGTTCCATACGAAACCGAACAAGACTTGTTGGATATACTCGAACTGTTTCAAATCAATGTAAGATTCCTTGGAGAAGAATACAAAGAGGATGAGTTTAGCGGCAAGGATATTTGTCGCAAGCGAGGTATTCAACTACATTTTAACAAGCGTGATCATAGATTCAGCACAAGTGATTTACGCAAACGAGTTGCTGAAAGAGAGAATAGATAATGACTGACAACGATATGATTATTAAACTACACGATTTGGCTCGTAACCTAGACAACAAAGAACT